CGCGAAGTCTGTTTTAAATTTAGTTGTTTTTGAGCGCAAATATGTTGTTGAAGATGACGGTTTTAAACTGGAGCTGAAGAAAGAATGGGTTGTTCTTCGATTAGATGAAGAATGGAAATATAACGTCACTATTTATCGCAAAGGTGAAAATCTTGAATTTGAGCAAGTAGGGGAAACAGTTTATCCTGCTAATGCAAAGGGTAAAAACTTTGACGAAATACCTTTTGTTATAGCTGGCGCTGAAGATAACGATGTTGCTCCTAATGATCCCCCTATTATGGATTTGGTAAATATCAATTTTGCTCATTATCGTAACAGCGCCGATTATGAAGAAGCTTGTTTTATATTAGGACAACCTACGCCTTGGGCTTCGGAGCTTACTAAAGATTGGGTTGAAAACGTTTTCAACGGTAGAGTTCTTTTAGGTTCAAGAGCCTTTGTGCCGTTACCGAAAGGATCACAGGTAGGTCTTCTTCAGGCAGAGCCTAACACTATGGTTTTTGAAGCAATGAAGCATAAAGAGCAACAGATGAAAGCTTTGGGCGCTAAGCTTGTCGAAGATCGTCAAACTCAACGAACGGCAACTGAAGCGACACAAGACAACGTTTCTGAAAATAGTATTTTGTCAACCATTGCTAATAACGTTTCTGAAGCTTATCGAAATGTTTTAAATCATCATGCTATGTTTATGGACTTGGGTTTAGTTAGTGATGACGTTGAACGTTTTGTTATAAATACTGACTTTGACGTTAATAATGTCTCTCCTGAAGATCGTCGCATTCTTCTTGATGAATACGAAGCCGGATCAATTACATGGGGCGAATATCGTTATAAGCTTCGCCAGATGGGCATTGCTTCAGAAGATGACGAGGAAGCTAAAGAAGCCATTGACAAAGAAGCCGAAAAGAAGCACAAAAATGCAATGGAGTTAGCTAGAAAATCTAGTGACCCCGAAGAAGAAAAACCGGCTCCAAAAGAAGCCGAATAATCACAACGCTCATATTGTGGGCAACACACAAAACAAGGATTAATCAAAATGGCTGTTCGTTATAAGATTGAAAAAACTGAATTTGACGCTCTTTCGGATGAAATGAAAAAAGAGTATAAAGAAACAAACGGAATGTATCTTCTTGATGTTACAGGTGTAACAGATCATCCCGAAGTTGTTAAACTTAAAACGGCTAAAGACGGCGAAACCACACGCGCTTCAGAATTAACGAAACAGATCACGGCTTTAAAAGCCGAAAAGAAAACTCTTGAAATGCGGTTAAGTGAAGCGCCGGATGACGAAAAAATTACAACGCTTCGAGAAGAATATGAAGGTAAAATTAAAGCTCTTGAGACAGAGCGCGATGAAGTCAAAACTAATTTCGACGGCTTTAAGCGCAAAACTACTATCGGTGGAACTGCGGCTAAGCTTGTTGATGATTTGTTTGAAGTCCCTGATATTCTTCGCGATGGTCTTATCCAACAGATTGAAAAGCGTTTAGACGTTGAAGAAAAAGACGGTTCCGATCCAATTATTCGTGTTTTAAACTCTGACGGGACACCTTCTGCGAAAAATATTGACGAATTACGCAAAGAATATGTTGACAACGCCGGTTATAAAGATATTTTAAAAGGATCACAGGCAAGCGGTAGTTCCGAAACAAACCCAAGTGATACTCCTAAGACGCCAGGAGCTAAATCGAAAAAAGACATTTCTGAAATGTCCGATGAAGAACTTTCGGCTCATATGGAAACTTTGGAAAAGCAAGATTAATTTAAGGAACTATCATCATGCCAATGCCTATGGACAATTTTGAAATCTTCAGCGAGCGAGCTTACCTGACCCGTACTGAAGTTGTAGCTCAAGAAGTTGCAAAATTTAACGCCGCTTCAGGTGGAACCATTACGCTTAAAGGTGCTAAGAACGTTGGCGACTTTAACAAGAAAGCGTTTTTCGGTGAAATCGCCGGTCTTATTCGCAATCGTGATCCTTACGGAACCGGTACGGTTGCTGAAGTTCAGCTCCGTCAACTCCAAGAGCAATCCGTCAAGGTTGCTCGCGGTACGCCGCCTGTTGTTGTCGATGAACAAATGTTCACTTACGTTCAGCAAGACCCGAAACTAGGCGGTACTATCTATGGTCGTCAATTGGCTGTTGCTATGGTTCAAGATATGCTGAACACTGCTATTGGCGCTGGCGTTGCTATGATTAACGCTAACACAGCCGTTGGCGGTCAAAACGCTGTTGTTAATATTACAGGTGACACAAAGCCGCATTTCAACCCGCAAGCTGCCAACAAAGGTGTTCGCCCGTTTGGGGATCGAGCTAACTTGATCCGCGCTTGGGTTATGCACTCAAACAGCATGAACGATTATTATGGTGATAATTTGGCTAACGCTGAACAGCTATATTCAATCGAAGGTGTTAATGTTTCGCGTGATCCGTTTGGCCGTTTGTTTATTCAAACAGATTGTCCGGCGCTTATCAATGATACGCCAGACCCTGATTTGCTTTACGTCCTAGGCTTGGTCGCCGGTGGTTTGTATGTCGAAGACAATAACGACTACCGGATGAATTACAGCTCTACTAACGGCAATGAGAACATTCACGATACAATTCAATCTGAATGGACTTATAACGTTGGCGGCAAGCGAACAAAATGGAAAGACGCTGCGGGTGGTAAAGTGCCTAACGCTGCGGCCTTGAACACTTCAACAAATTGGGAAAATCAATCAACCGATATTAAGAACACTCCTGGCGTTCTTATGGTGACTAACCCAAAGGCTTAATCGCCTAGACTTTGTGTGAAACTTATGGGGGCTAGTCACCCCCTACTTTTTAGAGAGTACCGATATGAAAAAGCCTTTTATTTTGTTCTTTATTCCTGGTATGTCGCCTTCAGAAGAAGCTCGCGACGAAGCTACCGCTTTGCAAGGCAAAGGTGTTCAGATCGGTTTTCGCAATTTGCGTCACGTTGACCAGGCGGCTACCCGTCTTGAAACTTGTGACGGTGTAGCTGGCGAAGTTCCAGCTAATTATGCTGAACGTTTTCCAAAAGCTGAAGAAGTCGCTGAAAAATTTGCAGACGAATACGCCGCTTATATGGACGGTTTAGATAAAGCTTCAGGTGGCGTTATCAATACGCCAGATATTGACAATCCTTCAACGCAACGTGTTGAAAAAACTCTTGCTGATTATGGTTACAGTGACGGTGAATATGTTTACTGTGAAGGCGTCTCACCATGCTCTAACCATGATGCTATTTGGGAAGCAAACGGTCAACCTTATGGGCCTAACAACGTCCGTTCTTATAAATTTGACGCTCCAGGTCAACGGGCCAATATGCACCCCGAAGACGCTCAAAAAGAATTTGCCGCTGGTAATGTTATCATTCTTGATAAAAGTGACGTGCGCGTTGATTTTATCGACTATATTAAGTCTGAAGCTGGACAAGCTTACGCCGCAACAGAGCAAGGCGTTAAAGACCTAGCTCATTATGAAATCGATGCTCAAGGCAACGACATTGTAAAAACCCCCGCTCCTGTAAATCAAGCACCGGCTGGTTTTGGTTCAAATTAAGGTATGAGAAATGGCTGTTATTGTTGAAGATGGTAGCGGCGTTGAAAATGCGTATTCGGTACTTACCGAAACTGAAATTACCGAATATTGCACAGCTCGCGGGATCACTCTAGCCGAAAATCAGGCAAGCCTAATTTTAACGCAATCTATGGACGTTCTTTTAGCGTTCAATGACCGTTATAAAGGTGACAAAAAGCATACAAACAATCTTGTTCCTTTCCCAAGAAGTAATTTTTGCCTTGCTTATGATAATGTTTTTTCAGACACCGCGATACCTCTTGAGTTTAAACAAGCTCAATCGATTTTGGCGCATGAGATAGCAAGAGGTCACAACTTCGGTTTCGCTCTTGATAACAGAACAATTATTGAACAACAGATAGGCCCGTTAAAACGAAAATGGGCTACCCCTGGCGAAGAAACAGATAACCTTTCTCTTGAAGGTAAATATGGCCGCTCTTTTGCTACTGCCATTATTCCTTTGTTGCGCTCAAAAGGTAACAGCGGCTATTTGCTTAAATCTGCAAGGGGTTAGATTGTGGGCAGTAAATTTCAAGATTTTATCGATATGGCTAAAGAAATGGTTGCCGAAGAAGGTGACAATACTGTTTCTTGGGTAGTTACTGGTAGCAAGCCAGCCGTCGAAGCTCCGGCTACTATAAATGATGCTAAACCTTGGCTTCGTAAAAAAGTAACCGGTGACGAAAGCGCTACGGATAAAGTTAAAACTTATGAAGACATTGATATTGTTTTTCTACCATTAGACGGTTCCGGCTCTGTATTTAAGTCACTTCGTTACGATCTTAAAACAGATTTACCTTCAGGTTCTATAATGGCTATTATGGCTAGTCAAGAATTTGTGCCTACATTGAAAGATTATGTGTTGCGAAAAGGTAAACGTTTGGATTTGTTTATGCTTGATCCTATCAATCCCGATAGTGAACAAGACATTGTTTATATAATGGGTTTTAAATAATGAGTGAAGGGTTAACATATATCCAGGCTCGCGATTTAATGTATGCATATTTTAACGGTATGGTTTCTAACCATGCTGCTCGTTTGTGTGGTTACACGCCTTACGTCAAATGGCCTGGTTTGGAGCCTGAAGCGGGTGAAGCTGGTATTGAAGATGATGGTAAGATTGACGCGAGCAAACACCATTATCGTATTCAGAAACAACCTATAAAAGATACCGTTATAGGACATACAGCACCGGCCAACATTAAGTTTGAACCTCGAAAACAAACCGGCATATTGAGCATAGAGCTATTCGCGCCCCGATCCGATGACGAAGCCTACGATATAATGGAACAATTTTCACAAATTGTAAAAAACAGCTTTCGTTTAAAAAGATTATGGGGTAGCCTTTGGTTTAAATCAGCCGTTGGTTTTCCGCTTGATCCTTCTGACAATTCATATCGTTACAAGGTGACAGTTGAATATCAATATTTAGAAGTTCAAGACCCTGTGTTAATAGCCATTGACAAGATACAAGATTTGACAGGTTCTTTAGTTATACCTTGGCTAAACTCATTAGAAACGCTTTCTAATGACAAATTTATATAGGAGAATTTGAAATGGCGATTGAAAATACAACACTTTCCGGTAGTTCAGTTGGCGGCTATATGGCTCGCGAAACTACGATTGGTAAACTGCCAGCCGATGCTACGATTGATTGGTATGAAATGGACGTTACCGCTTGGGGAGAAACCGGCGCTAAAACGAACACTGAACGCGAAAAGCAACAAAACGTTTCACGTCAATACGGAAACTCAACCATTGTTGGTTTTGATTACGCTGCGGCGTATAACAACAAAATGCGCCCTTCCAATAACCGCATGGCTCTTGAAAGCTTTTTGTTTGCAGCTCCAAACGCTCGCCCTGCCGCAAAAGTTTCCCTTGCTGCCGGTGACGCAACTATCACACTAACTGGAACTGTCGCATACCTAAATGTCACAGCTTATACTTTTACAGCGGCTAATGGTTTTATTCCTGGTAACTGGATTGCGGTTGGTAGTGATACTGCTACAAAACGTTTTGGTAAGCAATTCTATGCTGAAATCGTAGCTGTCACAAGCAAGCGTTTAACTTTTGGCCGAACAAGTCAGACGCTTACAGCCGATGCTGGAACTGGTAAATCAATCGAAATTTTCATGGGCTTGTTATATCGCAATGAAAAAGAAGTTGCCGATATTGTTTGTACGTCTTTTACGATTAAGCGTTTGCTTGGTATCATTGACGGAAACCAAGAAGCTCAAAACATTGAAGGTTGCATTGGCAACAGCCTAAAGCTTTCAATGGGTACTGAAAAACCCTTTGCTGTTGATATGTCATATATGGCTATTTGCGATATGGATATTGAAGACGATAGCCAACTGACAACAGGCACTATTGTTCCAAAAGAAATTGAAGACGCTTTTAATACTTCAAGCGATATGTACCAATCCATGATTACAGTTTTCAATGATGATGGAACTGTTGCCGGTGAACAATTATTTGGGATTGTTACAAATTCCGAATTGGAGCTGAACAACAACATGAAAGCCGCTAAAGGTCATACCCGCGAAGGTGGCAAAGTCAAAGCCGGTGGTCACAACTTAACCCCTGGCCCTCTTGATGTTACAGGCAAAATTGATTTGTTCTTTAACACAATTAAAACCATTGCTCTTATCAAACGTGGCGCTCCGGTTGGCTATCACGCTATCGCGGCTCGCAACAATAAAGGTATCGTTGTTGATATGCCAAATTTTCGTATGTCTGACGGCATGGTAAATGTACCGGCTGAAGAAGAAGTGACGATCCCTATTACCGCTGAAGCCGGTGAAGGTCGTTTAGGTTCTACTGTGGGCTTTATCTATTTTGATGAATTGCCTAACAGCTTAATGCCTTCAATGGACTGCAACTAAAAATAATAAAATAACGAATAAAATCACACAAAACAGGAGCCTTCAAAATGGGTTTTAAATCACAATTCGCCGCCGATCTTGACAAAACTAACAAAGGTGTTTGGATCACACTTGGTAAAACAAAAGACGACAAAGAAATTCGTATGCGTATCGCGTCTATGGATAACGGCAACCAAGCTTATTCTACCGCTGTGCATGAGATTAATCGCGAGTTTGCTTCAGTCAATGGCGAGCGTGAAGCTAACCATGAAGAAGCTAAAGAAATGACACGCAAAGTTGTCGCTGAAACTGTTGTAACAGAATGGGAAAACGTTCAAGACGAAGCGGGTTTGGCTATTAAATGCACACCTGAAAACGTATATGATATTATTTCCGATCCTACTCTTTATCGTGTTTACAAGCGCATTCTTATTGCGGCTGGAGAACAGACCCGATTTGATCCGGCGAAAGTGGCAGGAGAAGCAAAAAACTAATACAGGTCTTATTGCATGGAACCAAAAAACCTAACGCTGATTTTATATCAAATCAATATCGGCGTATGGGTTTGCCGGTAAAGAAAAAGCTTATAAGGCCAGATTTAAGATATGATTTGTTTCCATTTTATGAGGCTTTTAACGTACTAACGAAAGATCGCCCTTTTTATGAAAGCATAGGCTACATACCATATCCATCTATTGTTATGTTTGCCAATGAAAACGGTTATAAGGGAGTTTTAAGACAAGAGCTGTTTCACTTTTTAGATAAAATGGATAACGCTTTTGTTAAAGAAGTTAATACGAAATGAGCAACGGGTTTGGAGAATTAGCAAAACAATTAGCGGACATTCGAGAGAGTGTGCCTCTAATTGCAAATGAAGCCGCCAAAGACACTTGTTTAGCTATGGTTAGATATGGTGTTTATAATATGCCAGTTGACACTTCTAAAGCTTTGTCGAATTGGCAAGTAGCTTTTAACTCCAGGCCGGAAACAACTTTGAATGCCTACACTGAAGGAACCGCCGGATCGTCTTTAACGGCTAGCGCTGAAGAAACAATTAGGCAAGCCTCATTTTCTTTGACTGCCAAACAACCAGGCGATGTTATATTTCTGTCAAACACAACCCCTTATATAACCTATATCAATGACGGTACTGAAAAGATAGCCGCTTCAAATTTCGCAGAACGTATGATTGTGATAGGTCAAAACTTCAGCATTGATGCTCCAACCATAGAGCGAGTATTGTAATGTCTGAAAAACGTATTGATATTGTTCTTGTAGATCGTATAGATCAAAACATTGATAAAGCTCTTAATAAAATGGAGCAATCGGCCCTTAAAGCTGAAAAGGCTCAAGATCGTCTTGTCGCTTCTATGGAGCGAGCAACGGTAGCCAATAAAAGAGCTGAAACAGCCGCTGCTAAATATACAAAAGCCGCTAACACTAAGGTCAGAACTGACAAAGAAGCTGTAAAGGTATCAGCGCAAGTTTCTGCGGCTGATACAAGAGCCGCTATATCTCGCGAAAGATTGCGCAAAATAACAGCTCAAGCTTCAGAGGCTGAAGTTAAAGTAGCTATTGCTAAAAAACGTCTTGAGAAAGCTACCGTAGATGTTACCGCCGCTGAAGTGCGTTTGGATAAGGCGCGTAAAGCTCAAAATAGAACAAGCGCTGTTGTAATATCTAAAAACGGTGAATTAGAAGCTTCGCACGACAAGGTTGCTAACGCTGCGACTAGAGCCGGTAATGCAGCTCAAGCCGGATCACGCAAATACAAAGCTGCTACCGCCGCTAGTCGTCAACAGACAGCACAGACTTCTAACTTGATCTTTCAGCTTCAGGACGTTGTTGTATCGCTCCAGGGCGGTCAGAAACCGCTCACAGTCCTATTGCAGCAAGGCGCACAGATACAAGGCGCATTCGGGCCAGGAACCGGCGTTACCGGCATTCTAAAAGGCTTAGCTCGCGCCGCTGTCACTATGGTTAAACCTTTCTTACCTCTTGTTGCGGTTGCGGCTGTTTTAGCTGGCGGTTTTGCAATATTCAGCAATGAAATAAAAGGCGCGACTGACGAAGCTGTTAGCTTTGGCGATACAGCCCTAGCTTCTATGCAAGTTTTAGGTAGCGCTATATATGATTATGTTCAACCGGCGATAGGCTTAATAGCTCCGTATTTTAAACAGGCTTACGATTTTATTGTGGGCAATACTGGAAATGTAATAAACTTTTTGGTAGGTAACTGGATGGGCGGTATAGCTGCTATGAAAGCCGCTTGGGGTTTAATGGCTGATAATCAAACCGCTGTTCTTAAAATTGCAGCTAATAAAACAGTTGACGTTTTAATAGACCTTACGCAAAAAGCTTTGGATATTGTTTCAGCTCCTTTAACTTTGATCGAAAAGCTAGCCGCTTTGGGTGGCAAAGAGATTGATATAACTTTCACAATACCAAAAGTTAAACTGTTTGAACTTAATGAAGAAGAACAAGCCGTTGAAGATATGATACGCAAAGCTTTTGATGACGCTAGGAATAAAGATTACGCCGGTGCTTACTTTGACGCTGTTGCTATAAAAGCTGTTGAAAATATGCAAAAACGTGTTGAGAAAACATTAACAGGTTTAGGTAAAAACGATACTTCGAGAACAGAAGCGATGAACCGTGAAGCTGCAAGCCTTAGAGCCAACATAGGTGTTTATGGCGACTACGGTAAAGCTTTAGAAACAGCTAAGAAGCGTGACGAATTGCTAATTAAAGCTAAAAAAGAAAAGATTAAAATAACACCTGGGGTTATAGCGGTTATTGATCGCTTAGCTTCAGCATATGGTAACGCTGCTGCCAACCTGGAGAAAACAAAACAGTTTAAGTCTGTTGTTGATGAAATTAAATCTCCTGTTGTGGAATATGCGCAAAGTCTTGATATTTTAAAGCAAGCTCTTGACGAAGGTTTTATATCACAAAACCAATTCAATAATGCTATTGCTAACAACCCTTTGGTAAGCTCTTTCAATGATGTTAAAAGATCGCTTCAAGGTACTAACTTTGCCTACAAGCAAATCATTGCTGATATTGACCTTGATCGTATTGCGGCAAAAACCATTGTCGAAGACGCTTTCACAGCCGGTATAATTAAAACTGAAAAAGCTCGCGACGAAATACTAGCCGCTTTAAATCAAAAAGCTGGTATAGATAAAGCTGCGGCTAACGATAACCAAACTCAAGTTGTTAGAGACTTCGATCAAGGTTTGGGTGGAGAGTTTGGAGCGCAAGCTGAAATAGATCAAATCATAATTGACGATCAACGTAAGCTTGAACAGTTACAATTATTTTACGGTGAAAAGTACCGTTTAAATGAAGAATACAACCGTAGAGAACAAGCGCTGTATGTTCAACAAAATAATAGAATTGCAGCTATTGAAGCTCAACGAAAAGTAGTCATACTGCAAGGGTTTGAGAGCCTTGGCAATAGCATGACTTCTGCTATAGGTGATATTGCCGGTAAGCAAAGCAAAGCTTACAAAGTTATGTTTGCTGCTTCTAAAGCTTTTGCTATTGCGCAAAGTATTATAAATATTCAGGTTGCTTTATCTGAAGCTGCTAAGTTACCGTTTCCTCTTAATATAGCAAAGTACGCCGAAGCTGCGGCTCAAGGCGCTTCTATTATATCTAATCTTAAAGCTGTTACAACGGCAGGATTTAGAACAGGCGGTGTTGGGGTTGGTGGTAACAAAATGCCGCATGAAATAGCCGGTGTTGTTCATGCTCGCGAAACTGTTATTGATGCTTACACAACAGCTCAAAATCGTCCAGCGTTAGAAACGCTTCAGAGAACAGGTAGATTGCCTTCAGAAACCCCTAGAACGCCAGCTAACAGTAATTCGCAACCGATCCTTAATCAGTTGAAGCTAATTAACGAAACTGGCGTACCTATGCGTATGGAGCAATTGAGCGCTACTGAAATTCGTCTTATCGCAGAAGACGCCGCTGAACGTAAAGTTCAGAGCGAAGCCCCTAAAGTTATCGAAGCTGATTTGGCTAACCCTAATTCAAAGACTTCTAAAGCACTTAGCAACTTCACTGATACACAAAGGAAGTACGGCTAA